TCGACAGCTAACCCGCTGTCAATTAACTCACGCGCAGTGATTGCTCTGTCCCTTGAGTCGCCTCGGCGCCCCAAACGAATTTCGAGAGCCTCTGCGACAGACTCTAAGTACCGCCTCATCGCGGGCGAAGCATCGGCGGGGAGCTTAGGGAATCCAGGAATTTTGGTTTCTTTAGGCGTCCTCATGCATTTATCTCCGCCATAGTAGACGCAAGCACTATCTCGTTAACTTGGTGTGTCGAGCTCACCTCTACTTCCCACTCGCATCCGTAGTTAGAAGGTAACCTCATGACAGGCGCGGTGAGGTTCCCGTTAGAGATACCAGCAGGGACAGTAGTCACCTGAGTGTAAACTCCGGCTGTCTCTTGCAGCTGATAATCAGCTATAAGGACTCCATCACCCCAGACTTTTACATCTATAGGATACTGGTCGCTGTGGACTTTTATGCAGCCCATACTTGTTGGTGTGCTCACAAACTTACGACTCTTCCAAGACGACGTGCGCTTAACACTTGACCCTCGAAACTCGACAATTTCATTATCAATAATGAGATAAAGCTTACCTGTCTTTTTCCGAGTGAAACCGCCACGCACTTCATTACTCATCGTAAAAGTAGAGAAGGCATTCTGTGGTTGTCGAGGGTCAAATATCCATCCGCCGTCGTTAGCGCCGTCATTCCAGAACGCGACGTACAGTCCTTCGTATAAGAAGGCTTTGTAGGTCGACGCGTAGAAGTCAGCCGCCCACTGTTTTGGCTCTATAAACTCAGAGGAGACAACCGACCCTGTGGTGTTGGACACTTGTACGAGCCCGTCAGGACCGGCATAGAGTACGTACTCTCCCATATCAACAATTGACTCTTTGTTGATGCATGACTGAGCAACGTCTACTTGTATAGCGGTCATGGCCGAGGGTTCAGTGCCAGTGACAAAATAAGGGTAGCCCTTGGTCATTACCACTAAGCCATTGTTAGTTGCTGACAGTCCCACTATCTCTTCTTCTATCGTGAGTCGATACTGGATAGGCCAAGCATGGGGCAGGTACGGTTCAGACAAACATAGTCGAGCGCCGGCGAATCCGGCAAAGACACCATTTCCAATAGGAAGCAGCCCCTGCAAGGGACCGTCGGGATAAAGAGATGTGTTGTCATCTGGCGGGCCAACCCAAGTCTCAGAAGGCAGTACTTCGCCTAAAGCCGCTGACGCTTTGTTATCGCTGTAACTAACAGTGGAGAATGGAACCTCTGCAACAAACTGAAAGTAAGTCGCTGTACTACCAACGTTAGCGCGATATATGCGTTTTAATCCGTTACTAAAATCATAAGCGCCTGACGGATCGTTTGCGCTCGGCATCGAGATAGAAACCGTTTCAGTTGAAGTCCACTCAACAATTGCAGATGCGGGACTTGGAGGCCCCTCTTCTCCGAAACTCGTAACTAACGTATAGACGTAAGATAAGTCCTGTGCTTCTTCTGTGTCGCTGGCTGTGCCTGTCTTGGACAGCGTAGGTGCACTAGTAGGTGCAGGTACCCCTAACCTATAAGATGCCGCCGGAAATACCGAGCCACTTATCATGCTGGTATATGTGCCCACGCGCGGATAATCTTGCCCTGTCCAATAGGCTCTTTCGTAAGTGTCTTGTGCAATAGGTGACTGTACTACAGAGATATTGGCTTCGTTAAACTCAAATACAGCCCCGCCATCTATGCCGATGCGCTCATAATAATAAAGAGATTGGCGCTGGCCATTTGACAGCGTAGCAACGGCCAGATCTTCCTCAATAGGCGACAAGCGCCCAGTGGTAAAGGTCACATTCTCCGCTTTCTGGCCAAGTGTTTCGCCGAGAAGTCTGGCTGATTTCGCCGGTGCAATACCGGCAAAACTTTCGAGTCTGAATACGGCCATTTAGCCTCCTTTATTCTGCATCCAAAATATGGCCAGTAACGCTGACAACACAGCCGTAGTAACAAATTGCGCAATCGTTATGCGTATAGCTCTTTTAGTGCCGCGCCAAGACTCAAGTAAATTTCTTAATTCATGCATATCGCTGTAAGCATTCTCGTCATGAAGACCTATAGAACGAAGCGCCTCTTTTGCCCCCCTTGAAGCCGCTGCATCAAGAAGTTTGTTTAAACGTTCATCGTCGTTGTACAACATGACTACTACTCCTACGTTATTTCGTAATAACGCTAACGATCGCTAGCCCACAAAATAAAAATATAATGCCTATAAAAGCGAAACCTATACCGTCGATAATCAGACGTCTTCGTGCGGCTCTTGCTCTTGCTGCGTCTAGTCTCTGCTTGCGAATCGCCGTGCGCGTTCTAAGCATTTCGACATAAACGTCTTGGCCTACTGTATAAGTGATAATTTCACGTAGCTGCCGTTCCATCTGCATGGTTTTTTGTTTGGCCATTGTTATTTCAAGAGCAGCACTTTCCACTGAACCCTTGGCAAATAACTTAGACATAGCCGATGCGTTCTCTACACCAGCCTCAGCTTCTGCAATCTTGTCTTTGGCATCGAAAAAAGCGCCAAACTTATGCGCAAGATCATTGATCTCGTGACCTTTGCTAACCGCCGCTTGGATATAGTTAAACGCTTTCCCTGCGGCTGATACGGCTGCGATGATTTCTATCATTTGAAGACCTCAACTTTTTTAAGATCGACAAATTCGGGGACGCAAAATGCGGAGATATTTGGTCCGAGGGAGGGAGATTTTCTTTGGCGGGTAAGACGGACAGCAAAATACTGGCAGCGATTTAAATCGTACCAGTGTGTCTTTCTAGTGTCTTGAGCGTTTCCGTCCAAGATAACTATAAGCGCAAATACTAAGCTCATGCCGGAGGCCCATCATAATTCAGGAAACAAACAATCCTGAATAAACGTATTAACTACCTCCTCCTGATACCCTAGCGCTGCCATGACTTTTGGTGTGTGTGGGTTCTGCTTCTGCCAGTAACAGTACTTATTCTGCGCTGCCGTGTAGTCCGTTTCACTTCGACTACCCACATTCTCTAAATAATAATCCAAGTTGCTACTGACCAACTGCACCACTTTATCTAGTTCATCTATGTCCGTGATAAAACCAGCAGCGACCATGTTGCTACTAAAAATATTCCTTGCCCACTCAGGTAGCTCTCTTTCTTTCGACCAGCTGAACGGTGTTACTTCGTCTTGGAACTTCAAGAGCATTTCGTGACTTTGATCTATAGGACTGAAGTCATGGAATGCACCTGTTACTTTCTTAGGCCCCGCAATGAGGTCAAAACCAAAAACCGGTGCGCCATCGTCTGTGTGCGGAAACACGGTAAGATGCATCATGTAGAGCTTCTTAGTGTCCCTTGCATCTACAACATCAAGATGCGCCCTTCTAAACTTACCCGACCGCCACAAGAAGTTTTGCCACGGATAACGATGCCCTTCGTCGTAGGATTCATATTGCCCTAAAGTGTGAACTAGCTTTTCTTTCGCGCTTTCTAACTTGGCAAATATTTTACTCAACTTCAATAAACCCACGTCGAAGCAGAGTACCTTTTACCCGCTGTTATTGGTTTAACAACATGCGGGAAGAGAAAAACACTTGGAAATACCAAGAGGTCACCTCTTTCAAAGTTAATAACTTCGTCGTCAAAAAGAGCGAGCTCTCCGCCAGAAAAATCATCGTTTAGTAAGCCAATCACAGTCAGGATTGGTATGCCTTTTTTTTCCCCATCAAACATTGAATGTATATGGTCGCAGTGTTTCCGCATCTCCGTATCAAGCGAATACTGAACAAATTTGAGAGGGTCAAAACCTTGCCAAGAAGGGAACCAGCTAAACCCAGCTGTCTTTGTTACATACTCATGTATCACAGACCAATAAATATCCATCAGTTCTGGTATTACAGTCGGCAATATTCCTGGGTGCCGCAAAGGGTCTCTTTCGCTCGTAAATTCAACGAGGTTGCCGTTTTCGTAACCGCTAAAAGTGTGCCTTTGCCACTCAGAAGAAGACTCAAGCTCTTTAACAGTAAGCGCGCACAACTCAGGCGGTATTCGCGCCTTACTCAGAGCAACGTAATCAGATAGATTCTTTTTCATATATCTCTATAGCTTCGTCAAAAAGAGCAATAATAAATGTGAACACTTTTATCGCCTCAGTTGACATACTGTCAGTTAATTTGGCGCGAAGACACGATATTAGTTTTGGCCTGTCATCAAAAAGGTATCTATTGTTAGGGCCTGGCAATTTGCTCTTCATGATTTGCCCCCCATACATATCTCCCATGTGCAGTACGTATAGATGCGCAAGCGCTTCTTCGCGGGTAAGCTCACGAACATACCGCGTGTAGCTCGCTGAGATGTCCGAACTTGCTAGCTCGCCGGCGTCCTGATAAGAAGCTAGGTCGAGTGCCATCAAGTCGGCCCTGCAGATCCCATCCATATCTACCAGCAGCCCAAGCTCTCTGGCGCGAGTTTCTATTGATTCATAACAGGCTAGAAGCCCTTTCAAATAATAGAAATAGACACGCGCCGGTAATTGACCCGCCATAATCAACGCCGTAAACGGATGCGACTCAGCGGCGTTGTGCGCATCGCTTATTGCTTCTCGTAACGTCACTATTTTGCGGGCGGCTCAGGCCATATAATCTCACTATGGTTTGTCGCCTCCGAAAAAGTATCAGTCATATCACGCAGCTGCGCTCTATACGCTGCCCACTCGGACTTTTTCTCTTCTGTCAAAGGACTATCTGTTGCTTGAGTCCAGTCGCACCAAAGAAGAAGTTCCGCACGGCGATATCTTATCAACTCATCCAATGCGTTCTTCCTTGTTAAGTCTACAACTTCATAATCAACAGAATATGAGCCGTCTTCTTTTTTTGAAAATCCGAGTTTTTCTAGCCTCTGAGAGTCATTTATCTCGGGGGGAATATCTATAATTTGGTGGTAGCCGTGTCGCAGCATGTTCTGGGCATTGATTTCCTCCGCAGGAAATACATAGCTTAAATTCTTGCGCGTGACGGGATGCCCAACTGGCAAACCACCATTACTAACTTCTATAAACAACATAGTATTCTCCACCGCCGTTTAAGTTGCGTTACTGGGATATGACCGGCCGGCGCCCCAAATAATTCGAACGCCCCCAATACCGCCTATTCCACCATTACCAGGCCATCCGTCGCCGGCACCGCCGCCACCACCACCACAAGTACCGCCGACCAAGCCTGTGTTACCACCTTGGCCCGTGCTGTTTGTTGGGTTCTCACCACTCATTCCGTTCGTACCTCCGGACCCGCCAGCGCCGCCGCCGCCATTACCTTGGCTTGTCGTAAAATTCTGCCCCGTGGAGCCATGCCACCAGCCAGTGGCTGTTTCGCCCAGACCGTTCAAACCTGTGCCGCCTCCGGCGCCCCAACCGTATGTGGATGAGTATCTTCCGCCGCCGGCGGCGCCACCTGAGTTCGCGGCAGGCAGGCTGGATCTATCACCACCTTTGCCGTTATATCCTCCGGCGCCTCCACCTGAGCCACTTGATGAATCTGAATCCCCTCCGGCACCGCCTCCATCACCAAAAAAGCCACCACCTTTGCCGTAAGTCGACGTGCCTTGATTGGGCCCGCCAGTAGCAGCTTGAGAGGGGTAGCCCCGTCCACCCCCATAACCCGCAACAGTGCTGGTGTTAATAAAATAGGAGTTCTGTGCATCGCTCCCTTTTGGTGTTTGGCGCGCTACAAACACATCATAACTAGTGCCTTTGGTCACCTTAATATCGTTTTTCCAACCCAAACCCGCGCCGCCGCCGCCGCCGTAACTTGAGCTCCCATCAATCCCACTACCCCCTCCGCCAATAGCTACAACACTCACGGTACCCGTGTGAGGCGCAATAAAGGTGTACGCTCCTGCTTCAGTATAGGCCTGTTGTCCTGCCGGTATTACAGGAGCTACCAATGTCCTCATTGTAGACGCCTGCGCTGTGACACCTTCATATGATAAAGCGCCCTCTAGTGAAGATGCTTTAATAGTCGTTGCAGTCAATTCTCCCGCTTCGAGTTTGGTACTCATATCGCGCCCCCTATTCCTGTAATGAAGCAATCTCGGCAGCAAGCTCTTCTTCGGTCATTGGCCTTATGATGCCGTCTACGCGAATTAGCCGTTCACCCATAAATGAATCATCGCATTCTTCAAAACCTTCACCGAAGTCACCCTCGGGCTTTATATTTGAACAATGGACAGCAATATCGTTCTCAAAATATGCAAACATGATTATCGGTCTCCGTAGATGGTTGCCGTTTTAGTCCAAAGAACTGGAAAATTAGTGTTAATTGTGCCTGTGTAGCCCATGTTAAAGCGCGTACTCCTCAGAGAGGAAAGCATAGACATGTCACATATCACGCCCGCTGCCTCAAGCGCAGTGAGATCATAGAAAAAATTAGTGTCTTTAAATCTATAGGTAGTGGTGTACCAGTCTGTGCTAGCAATACACGCAAGAATTGTTGTGTACGCTGGGATAGTTGCGCTTCCCGTCATATTAATCATTGTTGCGTTAGAAGTGCTTTGTGCAAGTGACGCACCAACTACGCTAATGACACCTGAATACAAACCGGCAGTCGGGGTAAACGTAAATAGCGCGCAACCTTCTGATCCCGACTGCCAATAGTTTGAAGCGTAGGCTTTCAGCGTCACAGTAATATCAGTATCAGTAGGATTTCTAAGCGGCATTATCTGCCACGAATGTCCAGCGTTTGATTGGGAGTTGTCGTAATGAAACTGATCACGCGAGTAACCGAGGCGATTACCATTAGCAAATAGAAGCTGGCGGCTGAGAGCACCTTCGGTATCACCTATCCATTGCTGTTGCGACGTGCCGATCGCCCCCATTCCATCTCCCAGCGCCATATTCATAAATTGAATAGCGTGATTATCTTGGTGAGAAGAATAGTTAGTAAATGACGTCCACGGGCCGCTACTTGTCCACTCACCCGTAGAATAAATGTTCTGGCGGTCGGTATGTGAAACTATAGAACCGAAGTTGTTATACCCTTCCGGAGCTACGAGCGGAACTGGCGGTGCAGCTGGTGCAGCAAAAGAAAGAGCGCCGCTCCCATCGGTTACCAAAGATGCTCCAGCAACCCCGTCTGAACTTGGCAGAGTAAGAGCAGCCCCACCACTTTTTTGGATTTGATCCACAACTATCTTAGACATAATTTAAGTCCTATTTATTGAAACAGCGCAAAGCCGTTCGGATTAAGTACAAAATGATAAGATCCGGTGGGGATCGTATAAGTGACACCGCTATTAACGGTGACCGTGTCCATCGAGAAACGCATTGAATTTGATGGCACCGACCCGTCAGCAGAGATCGATGCTATGAACGGAATATCTGTTGATGAGACGCTGCCGAGCTGTAAATCTGTGTAAGCGTTAGCTGCGGTTTCAGCTGCAGATTGTGCTCCTGACGCTGTCGTATCGACATAAGTCTTTACTGCATACTCAGTAGGTACTGCAGAGTTACTAGCCCCTGAAAGAGTGGCATCGGCGGAAAACTCGTTAATAGTTTCGCCAAGCTGTGCGCCAATAGAGCCTAGTCGTAATGATGTAAGACCCGCGAGGTCAAATGCGCTGGCATTAAGCGTAGCTCTACCCGTTGCTTGGTCTATTCGGAAGTACTCACCTACACGGAAGTTTCCATCTTGATCCGTAGACACGTAGTACACGCGCCCAGGAAACGCTTCATTCGTCTCGTTACCTTGAGCCGGCGGCTGTATTGGGACGCCAGGATAATTGGTCGTCGCAATTCCGCCGGTGCCAATGTTTAAGAAGTCATGCCCCGTCAACCGAATTTGCGAGTACGCCTTGCGCAGATGGACCGCCGCGTTGTCAGCTGACCCAGCAACTTTCTCTTGAGCAAGTACAATTATTAACTCACTCGTAGCATCTATGTATGTACCACTTACAGATTGGATAACGTACGAAATAGGGTCTCCAGAAATCGACAGACTCATGCCTGGCTTTGGAGCGCCATCAAAACCGTCCATCATTAGAATAAA